TGGTAGACGGTATTCAAACTGATCTCAGCAATGGTACGGACGGACTAGGAGCTATCAAAACAGCTGTGGATGCGATCGGAACGGACACAACCTCGAAGTATATGGGAGCAATCTGGTTCGACGCAACTAACGGCGCAGCAGGCTCTACGCTAGGTACCAACGGCACTCCGTCTAATCCTTGTTCCTCTGAATCTGACGTACGTACTCTCCTGACGTCTAGCAAATTCCGTAAAGTCATGTACATGCAAGGTACCTACACGCTAGGCGATACGTACACTGCAATCGATTTCTGGTCTAGAGGAGGAGGCTCAGCTACTCTAGCGTTCAATTCACAAGTACTTTCTAATTGCTCTATGCACTTCGTAGGGGTATCGGGCACAACTGGCGTTAGTAACCTGCGTATGCACAGTGGTCGGATTGGTACGAGCTACTTCAATGGTTCCATCTACGCCTATGACTGTACGGTTATTGGTACGATAAGTTTTGGAACACCTGGAAGCGCCTACGTATTCCAAGACTGTTACCCTACCAACGCAGATACGGCTACGATCTTCGACTTTGTCGCCTCTGCTACGAAACACACTGCGAAGTTATATAACTGGCAGGGACCAGCCACAATTCAAACGATGACGGCTAACTCTGTGTTGTGGATATCGGGTAGTGGAGAGGTCACCCTAGAGGCTAGTTGTACCGGAGGCGTCGTACGCTACGGACCAGGCATCAAGATCACCAATAATGGTTCTGGTAATACGGTGACGCCTTGGGACGATACGCTGACGACGATCGATACAGTTGTAGACGGTATACAAACCGATCTTAGCAACGGTACCGATGGCCTAGGAGCCTTAAAGACGCTCATTGATACTGTAGATGTAGTCGTGGATGGTATTCAGACTGACCTCGACAACGGTACTGACGGACTAGGCGCATTGAAGGCTCTTATCGATACTCTCGATGCAGTAGCCGATTCCAATGCCTCAGCTCTCACCGATATCCAGAGCCGTATCCCAGCTGCGCTTGCTAGTGGTCTTATGAAGGTTGACGTCTTAGCTCTTAACGGCTCGACAGCGGCAGCTATTCGTCAGGGACTAGCGGCAGGTACCATGGTGCCATTCACAGTCGATACGGTCACCAATGGTCATAGTCCTACGCCTACCGAATTTCAAGCTGATGACATCACAGAAGCTACGGCAGACCACTTCAACGGTCGAGTCGTCCTCTGGACGTCTGGAACCTTACTCAATAGTGTGACGGACGTAACTGACTACGCAGCAGTAGGAGGCATTGGTCAGTTCACCGTGACTGCTATGACGGAGGCACCAGCTAACAACGACACAGGGATATTGATCTAGTGCCTGCTGTAACCACTTTAGGACTCACCGCAACTCCGGCTAGACGACGGACGATTGCAGCTAAGGTAGAAGCCATCAGCATGAAGAGAATCTGCTTCACCGCAGAATCTTCGGCTGTGCCCTACTTCGGTTCAGAGTCAAGTGGTTATGCCAGTTTGACTGAGGAGAGTATACTAGCGAACAATCTGACGTCTGTCAGTGCTTCCTCTCCCGATTTTACAAGTGAGACGTTGATCCAATCGAGCCTCTCCTCAGAATCAATTGTGAGCTGTTAGTATGGCGCTGACCGAAGACCAACGGACGTTCAACGAGCTAAGCACAGGGGTGTATACGGCAACGCTCCTAGACGAAACAGGCGCAGCTGTAGCTTTAGCCAGCCTCGACTCCCTAAAGCTCACGCTGCTGGACCTAGCCACCGATACGGTGATCAATAGCCGCGACAGGCAGAACGTCCTCAACGTAAACAACGTAGTCTTCCATGCTACCAGCGGATTGCTCACCTGGACTATCCAGCAGGAAGATAACGTGATTGTAACGGCAGCAACGACGGACGACGCCTCTGAGAAGCACCTAGCGATCTTCGAAGCAGTATGGAGTACGACCAAGCGACAAAACCACCGAGTTGAACTCTACGTCAAGCAGATCGGCCACCTGACGGAGTAGCTCAATGCCTAAGGTCGATAGACTAAACAACGTGGTAGCCACCCTCAAGAAGCTCAGAGCTAAGTGGGATCATGATGAGAAGGTAGTTCAGACCGGTTACAGTCAGAACTATGCAATATACGTCCACGAGAATCAAGGAGCTACGCACAAGGAAGGTAAGCAATCAAAGTACCTCGAATCGCCAGCAAGAAGGTACCGCAAGGAGATATCAGACGTCATACGACGGACCTACATCCAGACTAAGTCAATCGAGAAGGCTCTGATTGTCGGAGGACTACGACTCCAGAGAGAAAGCCAACTCATTGTTCCGATCGATACGGGAGCGCTAAAAGCTAGTGCTTACACGTCGGTCGAAAGCAAAGCTCAGGCGGCTGCGCAGATGTCCTTCGCCAAATCAGAAGCTATTCGCATTAAAGAAGAAGGCAGACGAGAAGCTAGGTCGAGGAAGGCAGCTATCCGAAAGGAAGCTAAACGCACTAAGAGTCTATCGGACAAATCAGCAGTAAGCAAAACGAGAAGGAAGAAGTGATGCCAGGGATTCTATACCACAGTGCTGCTCGAATTGTCCAACAGCTCCTCATCGATCTGGGGTTGGCTACGGACTACGACGGAGCTGATTCTGCGTGGCCTAGTTTTCTGGGCGTCGAGCCTCCTACGCCTAACAACGTATTGACCTTGTTCGATACGGAAGGTCGAATCCAAGGACGCTTGATGAATGACGGAGAAGTTCAAGACAAACCTGGAGTCCAAATCCGGATTCGCAACGAGAGCGTCGTTGATGGCTACGTCAAGGGTAGAGCTATCCTCAACGGTCTAGACACCGGGGTGGAACGCACCAGCGTAATCGTTGACGAAGACCAATACACGGTACAATCCCTCACACGCACGACGGACGTCCTCTCATTGGGATTGGAACGTGGTACAGGACGTCGTTGGTTACATACTATCAACTATGTGGTTTCCTACCGGTATGTCGGAAGTGTCGGCACCGGTTCTTAACAATTGGAGAATGAGAAATGCCTGCGGCCAATACTGCGAGAATTGCGCCGGTAGGAATCCCTCTGGACGACGGATTCTCTACCAAGATTGCTTTTGCGACTGATGCTAATGTCTCCTTCTGGGAGAAGACGGTCAAGCCACCAGGAGTCGACGGAGGAGATGCGATCGAACAAACGACCATGCACAACACAGCATGGCGTACGATGTCGAGTCGATCCTTGAAGACGTTGACTCCGGTGACCGGCACCTGTGCCTATGATCCGGTTGTCTACGACCAGATTGTTGCCTTGATCAACGTCGAAGGCTCGATCACCGTCCACTTCAGTAATGGAGACACTCTGGACTTCTTTGGGTTCTTGAAATCCTTTGATCCAGGAGACAACGAGGAAGGCTCCCAACCTGAAGCCTCCTTCGAGATCGTACCTACCAACACTGATCCGTCAGATGGTTCTGAATCGGCTCCTAACTACATTACGTCGGCAGGCACCGACTAGAACCAACGAGAGTGTGTGTACCGCTGCCTTAGGTGCGCTCCTAGACGTCGGAGGGGATTTGTGTCGACTTTCACCCAACGTGCGTCTAGGGGCAACCTAGGTGGGTCAAAGTCGACCACCCTATTTCATTTTGGAGCGAATACGTGACTGAATCTTTGAAATTCTCCGATGCACTGGCTCAGGTAGACGTCGAGATTGGTGACTTCAAGTACGTCCTACAAGAAGCAAGTGGGAAAGTAGCTACAGCCTATCGCAATGCGCAAATTGCTTGCACTAAGTTGGGCGAGAATGGTAAGCCATCCTCAATCAACGGGATTGCCTCAACGGAATCTCTCTTAGTGTCGCTCTGCCTATTCCGGATTCACGACAAGGACGGCAAAAGCGATCTCAAACCGGTCAGTCAGGCTTTCGTCGAGGGACTCTCCTGCAGAGTCCAAAAGGCGTTGTTTGAAGAGTCCAAGAGGATTTCAGACCTCAACGAGTCAGAGCCTAAAGAACAGCAGCAGCTAAAGAGGCTGTTCAACCGCAAAGATTCTCCTATGCCGATCGAGAGCCTACGAGAGTGGGTGGGAGATTTGGGTAAGGACTATGCTGAGCTAAGTAAGTGGTTGGAGCCTAGCGATGAGGAGAAGGCAAAAAACGAGCCCAGCGAGATTACGGCTGGTTGAAACTCGCTAGTCACCTAGGGTTGACCCTAGACCAATGCCAGCGAACGGTCAGCCACCGAGAATATCTGACCTGGATGGCCTGGTTTGAAATGGAGTGGAACGAACCTAGCCGCACTGATTATTATCTCATCCAGATTGCTCACCAACTCGATCGGATAATATCAGGCTTCAGCAAAGGAGTCAAGCTGTTAACCTTCGATCAGCTACGACTCAGATTCAACCTGCGTAAGCCAGCAGCGAGGGAGCTAACTCCCCAGGAGAAAGCAGAGCGATCCAGAAGGTCATGGATGGGAGCGCTAGGAATCAAACGAAAGGTGGATAATGGCAGCTGAACATGAGATCGAAAGGTTGCTGGTACGTCTAGTAGGCGATGGCTCAGGCTATACAGCCGTGTTGGATAAAGCGGTCAAGGATACGACTCAAGCTGTCGATCAAATTCAGCGTCGAGCGAAGGAAGCAGCTGCCCAAAATAAGGTGTTACGGGAAGCTGCCCAAATTACCCAATCAGTAGCTACCCCACTGGAGAAGTACCGCAAGGAGATCGATCGACTTTCGGCTCACCTCCGTAATGGTTCAATCAGTCAGAAGACCTTCGATAGAGCTGTGCTACAAGCTGAAGCCGATCTAGAGAAGGCTGCTCACGCTGGGGTTAAGTTCAAAAACGAGATCATCCAAGCAGAGCTAGTTGTACGCAAGTCAACATTCTCTATGGAACAATTCGGGCGAGGCGTAAGGTCAGCTGGTACAGCCATACGAGGCTTTGGGCTCAGTATGAGTCTAGCTGTCACTACGCCTCTTGTAGCCTTCCTAGCTGCTAGTGGGGCTGCTGCGATCAAAATGGACTCCCTAAAACTGGGACTCAACGCGGTATCAGGTTCAGCAGAAGCTACGGAGGCCCAGCTGGTCAGATTGCGAGAAGTCTCCAAACTGCCCGGTCTAGGCTTCCCAGAAGCTATCCAGGGTAGCGTAGCTCTACAAGCAGCCGGTTTCAGTGCTGATTTGGCAGAGCGATCTCTCATGGGATTCGGCAACGCTCTCGTTTCAGTAGGACGAGGAAAGCAAGACCTTGACGGAGTCATCCGTGCTCTCACCCAGATCGTCGGTAAGGGTAAGGTCAGTGCGGAGGAGATCAACCAGATTGCGGAAAGGCTCCCTCAGATTCGACAAATCATGAAGGATGCTTTCGGTACCGCTGATACCGAACAAATCCAGAAGATGGGATTGGAAGTCGAGGTGTTTGTTGAGAAGATCGTAACCGAATTGGAGAAGCTACCAAAAGTCACCGGAGGAGCGCGGAACGCTCTAGAGAACCTAGGAGACGACACGTTCATTGCTCTCTCTAAAGTGGGCGATGTGGTACTCAAGATCGTCCTACCCTACATGGAGAAGCTGGCTGAGTTCATCAAACTAGCAGCTGATCGATTCGGTCAACTCGATCCAGCAGTTCAGACGTTTATCATAGGAGCTATTGCTGTCGTAGCCGTTATCGGTCCTATCCTCGTCGGGCTAGGGATGATGATTGCCCTAGCGGGTGCGGCTATCAGCGGTATCACTGCCTTGGTAGGAGCCATCTCGACTATTGGCCTACCAGTTGCGGCAGTCATAGCCGCAGTCGTCGTTGGCCTAGGGGTATTTGCTGCTGAGATAGCCGCTATCGTCTATCTCCTCTTGGGTCCAGACGGTATCAAGAATGCTCTGACTACCTTCGCTACGGCTGCTAAGGACGTTGTACTCAAGGTTGTCGGCTTCTTCTATAACTTCAGAGAAAACATGGGGATTCTCTTCAAGTGGTTTGACGATAAGTTCATGGGCTTCCCTCGCAAGCTATTTGCTTTCCTCAAGATCGTCGTCACCCAAATTCGAGTCATGGTCCAACAACAGCTAGGATTTGTCGGAACGGCTATCAGTAAGGTACTCCAATTCGCAGGAAAGTTTGCTAACCTTCCTGAGTTCAATTTCGATCTGCCTACCTTCGACGAGGCAGCTGCTCCTCCTGAGCTACCTACGGCTCCAGGAGGTCTAGCCTCAACCCAGGAGCTACTCCGACAGAAGGAATTAGAAGCACAGGCTAAGGAGTTGGCTGACGCTATCATAGGAGTCAACGCGGAGTTACAGAATCAAGTCGATACCTTTGGGATGTCGGCTACTGAGGCTAAGCTGTTCGCTCTTGCCCAGCAGGGAGCCACGGAGGCATCGCTAGAGAGTGCCCGTGCCCTAGCTCAACAGGTAGAGACACTAAACCAGAAGAAGGCTGTAGACGCTTTGAATACGAGCCTTCAAGAGCAAATCAATACGTACGGGATGACGAGCCAACAGATTGCGGTCTACCGGCTACGCTCCCAAGGTGTATCTGACGATCTCCTGCGTCATACTGTTTCTCTCCATAAGCAACTGGCTGCTCTAGACGACCAGAAGAAGGCGATGGAGGATCAGCAGAAGCTACTCGACAAGGGTAAGCAAGTCACTGATCAATATCTCACACCCCAAGAGAAATTCCTGAAGCAGCAATCGGAGCTCAATAACCTCCTAGCCGTTGGGGCAATCAACCGCACTACCTTCGATCGAGCTATGAAGGGAGCAACGGACGAGCTAGAAAAGCTAGAAGGACAGTCCAAAATCCAGATCACTTTCGACTTCGACAACGAGGCAGTACGGGCAGGCTCCTCCGAATTCCGCAAGCTACTTGCTGAAGCCTCCGGACGATCAGCTGGACCTATCCTCCAAAGACGAGTTGAAGCCCAATCTGGTATCCTAGACGTCGGTCCAGGTAGAGCCTCCGGAGGCGTCGACGGTCCTACCCTACTCAACCGACTAGAACGAATTGCGATTGCTACCGAAGCTACTGCCCAGAAAGAAGGCGTGACCCTAGAGCCTGCGGAGTTTGATTCATGAGCGTAACTGCGGTGCGACGAAAGAAGTGGTCTGGTGGTAGAGACAGAGAAGGCTATCGTGAGTACAAGATCACTTGGCGAGTTGTTACCAACGATCCTCTCGACGGTCCTCTGGTAGCTATGGCTGCTCCCGGTCTAGCCTCTATTGGTAGTCCTTGGAGCGTAGGCAACGACTACGATCCTTGGGTGTTTTGTACTCCGGAATTGATCGTACGACCAGTTGTAGACAACGAGCCTAACCAGACTTGGGACGTCGAACAGACCTTCAGTAATCGACCAGGAAAGAGGTGCCAGGATAATCAGATAGACGACCCACTAGCAGAGCCTCCTAACATCAGTGGTTCTTTCCTCAGGTATACACTCCCAGCTGAACGAGATCGCAACGGTAAAGCTATCCTGAGCAGTAGCCACGAGCTAATCACTGGACTGGAACGGGATGCGTCTCGACCCACCGTAATCATCGAGCAGAATGTTTTATCGATCGGCCTGGAGGTATTCACCCAGATGATCGATACGCTCAATGACGCTCCTCTATGGGGACTCGCTGCCCGTCGTATCAAAATGGGATTACCAACCTGGAGTCGTAAGTTGTACGGCACTTGCTCCTTCTACTACACTCGGAAGTTTGAGTTTGAAATCCGATTCGAGGGGTGGGACGAGGCTGGAGTCGTTGATAAAGGATTCAAGGTCTTTGACGATAACGTGACTGACAATCCTACCAATCGGGCTAACCCTGAAAACTACGTACTGTATAAGGATTCGAAGGACGAGAACACCCCCAAGCCGATTCTCTTAGATGGGGATGGGAGCGCCTTGACTGATCCTCTCAATCCGATCTTCCTAGACCCAATCGAAATATACAGTGAAAGCAATTTCTTAGCGATTGGTATACCTCCCACCTTGTAGGTTCAATTATGTCGAATGAAGCCACCGTCAACGCCTCCCTGAGCATCGAGAGCACGGAGCTAAAGCATAGAGGCTATCCTCAACAATTCCGTGCTACGGTCACGGGTAGGCTTGGCCCTGGTCCTGGGGCAATCATCGTAACTCCGTCGGGAGTAGACGTTGACCTCAGTGAGTTTACAAATCCCAGTTTGTATGAGGTTCGTAACCTCGATCTGACCAACCTCATCACGATTGGGATTTGGGACGGCACTGAGTTTTATCCGCTCAATGAAGTACTAGCAGGTGAGCACTATGTAGGTCGACTCAGCCGATACCTAGGCACGTCGATCGAGTCTGGGTCTGGTACGGGCACCTATGATACAGGTACGTACACCCTCCGATTGAAGTCAGACTATACCAACGTCAATGCCTACTTCGGAGCATTCGAGCTGTAACACTAACAGGCCTGGAGCGAACCATGGAGCCTCTCGTAGACAATCCTCTGACGGCTGTAAACCATTCCCGAATGGTGGCTATGCTAACCGTCACTCACCAGACCGTAGGTGATCAACCCTACGGCATTCAGACGCTTGCTAATCGATTCCTAATGAT